ATTGAAGCTGAGTAATGTGCGTAGAACCAGCAAAACCAAAATAATTTGAGCCAGATGGACCTTGCGCTCGAATGCTTGCCGACCCAGAAGCAACTTCTACATGCAATGCGGTGGCAGGGCTAGCAGTGCCAATCCCCACAAGTCCCCCAGAGGTGACAGTCACAAGCGATGAACTGTTTCTTTGGATGTTAAACTTGTCGGCAGAGGTGTCTAGTTGAACTCCCCAGTTATTTGGCCCTTTAAACCGAACATCAAAGGTGTTCGTTCCATCGCCAAAGCGAACAATATTGCCGCTGCCAGAAACGTCAAGCACTGCGCCAGGGCTACTAATCCCCAGACCTACCCGACCACTGGAGTCAACAAACAGCCTTCCGGTTCCGCCCGTGCTGATGGCAACCTGATCGGTGCCGGGGCTGTAGATGCCGGTGTCTGTCCCGCTGTCCTTGAAATAAATTGATGGCGCAGCAGCCGTGCCATTCTCAAAAGCAATGCTGGTCCACTCGCCGTCTAGCTGGTAAAGCGTGATCCAGGCACTGTTCGCACCGTTCCGCATCTTCATGATGCCAGCCGTGGTGTCCGCCCACGTCATGTAGGCGTAGGTCGTAGCGGGCGCCGATGCGCTGCTGTTTTGGCTGACAATGGCTGCTAGCGCTCCGTTTAGGTCGCTGCGGACTGCTGCACCAGTGCCATTAGCTATGACGTAATCGTGAGTTGCCACGCCAGTTAGAAACTTATTTGTACCACCATCTTAAACCGACTTGCCGTAACCCACTGCACTCCAGGTAAAGTTCCTGTCGATGGCGGTTCCAGCTGCGTTACGGAAGGTGATTTGGAAGTTGGTGCCGGTGACCGTGCCAAGCGTGAAGTAATCACCAGTCGCCATGTTCTGGGCTGTAATGCCGACGCTGGGCAGGTAGGCATTAAGACCGCCCAAGGCGGCGGTGCCAACAAAAAATGCCTTGTCAAAAGTCACGGTTGCTGTGCCAGCGCCACTGGCAACGTTGCCATTGCTTTGCTCGGTGCGGCGTTGGAATGCTGCGTCATAACCAAGTTCATCAATCAAAATATTTTCCGCACCATCGGCTGACTGAAGAACGGCCTTGAACTGGAATCCTCGACCCAAAAACGTACCCGTCACAAATGGTTGATATTCGCTCCAGGTTGGCGACCCAGATGGATTGTCGTTTGTACGGCGCAAATACAGAACAGAATTGACGGAATCGTTTACAGCACCATCCCAGTCGGACCATACGTCAACATCGGCTACCCTGCTGTCGATCAGGTCACTTGGGAAGAAACCACGGGTTGTAAAATAACGACTTAGATCAAGGCTGAATACTGCACCAAGATCTAGCGTATTTGCAAATACATAATTACCTTCTGGCCAAGTGCTGCCCAAGTAATCAAATGCTGGAATCAAATCAAAATCAACAATTGAATCAAGACTGCTGGTACCTTCCAGTGTTAGCGCGTCAAATTCTTCGCTGTAGAAGACATTTGTTTTAGTTCCTTGGAATGATGGACTGTCTTGATCTTCGCGGCGAGTTTGGATTGGAAGTGAACCAATCGGGTCTGGCAAGTCAACAATGATACTTGTGGCATTGGTTGATTGCCTGCCGCCATCATCCTGGAACTTGACTAGGATTTCACCTTCCAGCAATGGCACGATGGCTTCCGTCTGGCCGCCAGCTTTTGCTGGAATAAGATCAATCGAATCTGACCAGTCAGCAGAACCATCAGTCTTTGAACTATGTCTAATTTTAATAAATCCACCAGTTTTTACGTCTAGATCGACTGTCCTATCCCAACGCAACCGAGCACTATTTGCACTGATTGGTTCAAAGCTAAGATTTTGAACGTCACCTGGAACGGCAGTTTTACCAACCAAATCAAAAACGGCTGGTGATATAACGCTGCTATTGCCAAGGCTGTTTAATGCTTGAATTTGTACCTCTAGCCTGCCAGCCTGAAGGTTGCCAATTCGCAATGATGGTGATGTGGTTTCCTCCGTAATCCAGTTGTTGTTATCTAAACGATGCTGAACGCGAAAAGCAGCAACATATTGCACTGGACTGATCCAGCTCAGGTCAAAACCAGTTAGCACGCTCTGCCCATTCTCGTATAAAAATTCAACGCCGTTGATGTTCTGTACAGGTTCTGGATGGGTGCTTAGGCTTGTAATGTCACGGGTTTGGAGTTGAACATTGCTTTCAATGCTGTTGTAAATGCTTTCGTTGTAGGCAAGTGCTGTAACACCAAAGACTCCAGGCTCCGATTCGGTGACCGTAATAACGCGGAATGTTTGCAGTTCTACGTCGGTGGTTTCAATAACCCATACTGATTGCCCATTAGGTGCTTCGCTGAATGCTGCCGTGACTGTGACTACGCGACCAACAATGCTGCTGATATTGCGCGTCTCCACCAAGCCGGTAGGCATCATCACCGTAAGTGTTGCGCCATTCGCAACGGTGACGCTTAGATCTTCCGTGCTGTCAATCGTGACGGCTGTTGTGGTTGCGCTGCTGACACGACCACCACGACGTGAACCAGCCTTAAGTGGGTCGGCAACACTGATCACCATGCCAGGCCGAAGCACAATGCCACTGTCAAGCGACACGGCAAACGTCACGGTTTCAGTAAGGTTCTGCTCGCTTAACAGCGTCCACTTGCCAGCGCGGTGCGCTTGACCCTGGCTGTAGCAGCCCAGCAGCTTGACATCGCGGTTGATGATGCCGTACTTGGCGATTGCGGCAGCGTCTTCAACGTACTCAAATTCAACCTCGCCTAAGCCTTCGTAGGTCTGGTATCCAATGGTTGCAGTGCTGGCTCGTACCTTTTGTGATGTGCCTGAATAATTAAAAATGCCATCAATTACTGAAGCAGCAGTAATGACGTATTGCGGATCAGATGGCCTGTCCTGGTTGACCACCAAGGTGCCAGCGCCGTAGTAAGCAATGCCACGGAATAATGCCGTGAACTCTTGGATAACGTTGTAAACCTCGTCGCGGCTGTTAAGGAGCAGGTTGCAAAGAAAACGCGGTTCCTGGCCACCCTTGCCATCGCTGACCAAACCATTGCAGTATTGGCTGATCGAGTAGAAGTCGTAGCGATCTAGGCTACTGGCTGGAATGGCTGCCCCATACCGGCTATTTGTCAACAGATCCCATAGGCACCACGCTGGATCTGCGCACCATGTAGCAGCGCCAAACGTTCCGTCCCAAACGCCCGCATAGGTGACGCGGCCAAGGTATGTCGTTGTGTCTACGGTGGCATTGCTTGGTAACTGGATCTTGATGCCACGTACCAAGTATTTGCGCGATGGAATGCTGTTGAACTGACGGCTATCAAACCGCAGGAACGCCAACGCGCTGTTTGGATAGCGCAGTTTTTCGTCAATAATCTCGGTGTAACTGTAGAAAAATGTACGGCTTTGTTGGCGAATACTAGGAGAGTCTACGGAAACACGAACTAGCCGAATGTCAACAGGAAAAGCACCGCTCAGCGTCAGCATGTAGTCGCGCTGATAGCTGTTAGTTGTCTTACCGCTGATAGTATCTGACACTGCGGTTGTAAACCCGCCACCGTTGTATTGAACTTGAATTTCAATACTGACACTATTGCCAACGATGTCGCCGTTGGGTTGAATGATTTGGCAGGACGGCATTTGAACCGTAACCCGCACGCGGTCAACCTCAACATTTGTAACCGTCCTAGTTACTGGTGCAATGTATGAAGCTTCAACGTTCACACCTTTTTCTGATTCAGTTCCGTTTGTATTTGGAATATATGTCTGTGCCTGTGTGCCGTTGCGTGTAACAACTGTGTAACCAGTAAAGTTATCAGTGCCAGTGCTGCTTTGAATTGGCGTACCATCAAGATAAATACCTTTTACGCCGCCTTCAATACCTTCAATTTCACCTTCGCTAAGCAGATCTAGAACGTTGCCGTATTGAACTGACTGGAGTGAATCATCACTTTCGGTTGGCGTGTACGATTGCCCACCACCGCCACCACCGCCCTTGCCACCGCCGCCGCCACCACCGACGCCAGCACCTTGAATTGAACGATAAGTGCTCATATCAGTTGGTCAACGTCAAGGCCGCTGCTGATCACGGCTGATCCAATGTATGCGCGACCATAGCAAATTGGGACTGGCAACCCTTGCTGGGCAGTATTGGTAATGCCTGAGAAAGTAAACGATTCAAATCGTGCTGCTTCATTGCCGCGTTCTGTACTTGTATACGTTTGCTGTGGTGAAATTAGTTGCGCTACGCCACCTAAAATAAGTGACACACCAATGCCCGCAATTGCATTTGCTGCGACTATTCCCAAAGTGAAAGCACTTCCAAAGATGCCACCACCAGCGCCAGCAATGCCAAGAACAGGTGCGCCTGCACCAGCAGTAAGAATTGCAAATGCCACTAAGCCAATCCCAGCCAATATTTTGCCAACGCCACCTGCGCCAGCAATGACTGGCGTAATGCTAAAAACTTCACGCTCACTCCAAGGCATTACTAGTGGCGATAGATCGTCCTCGCCAATTTTTTCTTTGCCTATTGTTACGCGGTATGCCACACCATCCTGCTCGCTATCCAGCAGCCACTTGTCCAAGCCAGGAAAGTTGACGCACAATGCCTTGATCGCCTGCGCTGGTGTATCGGCTTCAAACTGGAAACGGCATTGCCCCAGCCGCTTGCGTAGGGCGCCGTAGACCTTAACGACTTTCATGCCGTAGGACCATGGCAGTGCTCTTGATATAGTAGCCGCCCAGCACGTCCCTACTGCTAAGTCGGCCTTGAACGTGGTGCAGGATCTGCTGGTCGCCAATGTAGATGGCTGCGTGGTTAGGCAAGCTGGAGCCAAGCTGCATCAGCAGCGCATCGCCGTATTGCAGCTCCTCAAACGGCACCTTATGAAAGCCTTCACGGTGGAAGTTGTCTAGGTACAGGTCTTCGCCACGTTCCCAAAACTTGTCGCGGCGGTTGTAGTCGCTGAGTTGGAGGCCAAATTCCTTGCCGTACCAGTCCCGGCACATCGTGTAGCAATCGACTACGCCGAAAACAAACTCCCGGCCCACGTATGGCAACTCGTATGCCTCCGGCAGCGTCAGGCTGGAACCACCAGTCTTTGGATTGATGATGAACCACGGCAAGCCGGATTTTGCGCAGGCCACGCGATCTGCCTGGCTGGGATTGGGATTGCTTGATGGGTGGCTGTGGACGATGGCCACGATTTCGCCTTGATCCTCAACCGCTGCGTAATCTTCGCCGCTGAGCACAAAATGCTCGTCGGGTGTATCGGCCAGGTTGGTGCACGGAAAGTACCGCTTGCGACCCTTGACCACGGCAACCAAGCCGCAGCACTCGCGGGGATCCTCAGCTTGCGCGTGCTCCAGGATTGTTGCTTCCAGTGCTTTGCTGATGATCATTTGCTTAGACCGGCTCCCGGGAAACTGCCAAATGGCAATGTGTTTGGCACGCGAAAAGTATATTCCGCATTAGAAGAA